GCGGCGCTGACGAGGTTGATCGCGGCGAGGAGGGGGCGGTCCTCGGTTGCCGCGAGAACGGCCAGCGCGAGGCAGGCGGCGGCGGCGAGGCCGGCGACCCGCGGGCTGAGGCGCGGCGGGATCATTTCGGGGGGACGATCCACAAATGCCGGGCGTTGAAAGCCTCGATAACCTCGCGGCGCACGCGGGCCGTGGCGGCGTCGGCCTCGACCAGGGCGGCGCGGGCCGCGCGGGCGTAGGCGAGCACGTTCTCGACCGCCGCGATGGTGGCGATGCTGGCGGTGTCGGCGGCGCGGATGCGCTCGCACTCCGCGATGATCTCGTCGATCGGGGCGATCAGCGGGTCGGGCATGTCAGGCTCCTTGGTCGGCGGCGGCGATGAAGCGGTGGTCCGGGTCGGCCGGGCGCGCGGCGCAGGCGGACAGCCACAGGAGAAGAGCCAGGGCGAGGCAACGCATATGTATTCCTTTCGTGCCAACGAAGGCCATGATATATCATGCTCCATGGATAGAGGAGCATAGAACGATGAGCTTTCCCGAGATCGAGCTCTATGGGGAGATGGGGCCGCTGTTCGCGGCGCTGGCCAAGGCGCAGGCGGAAATCAAGGGCGCGCTGAAGGACGCGGTCAACCCGCATTTCAAGTCCAAGTATGCGGACCTCGAGAGCACCTGGCAGGCGTGCCGCGGGCCGCTGGCGGCGAACGGCCTGGCCGTGATCCAGTCGCCGTTCTCGGAGGGCGGCAACATCGGCGTGGTCACCATCCTGGGGCATGCATCGGGCGCGATGATCTCGGGGCGGCTGGTGGTCGCGCCGATGAAGTTCGACGCGCAGGGGGCGGGCTCGACGCTGACCTATCTGCGGCGCTACGCGCTGGCGGCGATGGTCGGGGTCGCGCCCACCGACGACGACGGCGAGGCCGCGGTCGGGCGGCCGGTCAATGGCAAGGCGGCTCCCGCTAAAGAGGCGGCCCCGCCTGCCCCGCCCGAGTTGCAGTACGACCCGATGACGGGCGAGCTGATGCCGCAGGCGCTGCCTTACACGGGCGACTACGTGAAGTTCGGCCGCGTCTTCGTCGACGCCATCAAGACCGCCGAGAGCCCCGCCGAGCTCAACCGCTGGGAGAGTTACAACCGGGAGACGATCGACGGCGGCAAGGAGCGCCTGCCCAAGGCCTACAACTCGCTCCAAGAGGCGATCGACAAGCGCCGCGTGCAGCTGTGGGAAGAAAGCCGGGACGAGACCCCGCCCAACCCGCTCCTGGGAGGCTGACATGGCAACCCGGAAGAGCAAGAGCAGCGCGCAGCCCGAGTGCCTCGAGGAAGCGCTTCTGATCGGGATATTGACCGATCTGGTGGAGCAGGCGCTCGCCTTGGCCGAGAGCGGCATCGTTCCCGGCCAGCGATGGCGGGGCGCGGCGCTCAGGGTATGCCGGCGGCAGCAACTGTGGCTCGCCCGGCACAAGGTGCGCGCATGAACGGCGATCCCAGATCCGGCCCGGCGCACGACGCCTGGGTGGCGGCCAGATTAGGCCGGGTCACCGCCTCGCGGGTGGCCGACGTCATGGCCCAGACCAAGAAAGGCCCCTCGGAGCGCCGCAGCCACTATCTGGCCGAGTTGATCGCCGAAAGGCTGACAGGGCTGCCCAAGGAGCAGATGCTCACCAGCGCGATGCTCTGGGGCCTGGAGACCGAGCCGCTGGCGCGCAACGCCTATGAGGCCGCGACCGAAACCCGGGTCTGGGAAACCGGCTTCGTGCGCCACCCGGAGATCCTCATGGCCGGCTGCTCCCCGGACGGCCTGGTCGGCCTCGACGGTTTGATCGAGATCAAATGTCCGCAGTCGCTGACCCATGTCGAGACCCTGATCGCCGGGGCGGTGCCCGAGCGCCACCGCGCCCAGATCCAGTGGCAGCTGGCCTGCACCGGGCGGCAATGGTGCGACTTCGTCAGCTTCGATCCGCGCATCCGGGGGCCGCGGCGGCTCTTCATCGACCGCGTGCTTCGGGATGACACCGCGATCGTTGATATGGAGTCCCAGGTGGCGCTGTTCCTTTCGGAGCTCGAGGGGCTGATGACCTTTCTGACCGGGGCGGCGGCCGATCTGGACGCGGCGATCCCGTTTTGACCTCTCAGGCCATCAAGGCGATGACCGCGACGGCCAAGGCGAGCGCGCCGGCCGCGGCCTCGACGAGGAGCCAGAGGCGGTAGGCGCGCGGCAGCTTCCGCCGGCTGCGGCCTTTGCCGGTCGCGTTCACGATGTGCAAGGCCAGCGGCGTCAGATCGGTCATCAGGCCCCCCTTGGTTGACAAGCGTGGCTTATCATGGCACGATTAATCATGCAATGTCATTATGAAGGAGGCTGTCTTGGCCAAGAAATCTGAGAAGCCCGAGCGGAAGAAGCCCGGCCGCGCCACCGACACGACGCGGGCGCGCCGCCACATCTTCATCAAGCGCGAGCTCCTCGCCGCGGTCGACGCCCTTGCTGCGGATGGAAGACGGAACTTCTGCGCCGAGCTCGAGCTGCTGATCGAGGCCGGTTTGGGGCGGATTCATCTGCCCGCTTCGGGTAGTGTACACGCGCTGACCCGATAAACCACAATACTGGAGACGCCCATCATGCCCTACGTTTCCGGCTGGCTCAGTATCACCGAGCGCGGCCATCCCGACCAAGGCCTTCCCGGCCAAGGCCAGCAGCCCGGCTACCCGAGCCAGGGCTTGCCCGGCGGCGGCTTCCCCGGCCAAGGCCATCCTGACCAGGGCCTCCCGCCCCAATGGGGCGGCGGTCACCCCGACCAGGGCCTCCCCGGCGGGGGCCATCCCTGGATCCCGGGACACATCCCGCCGCCGCCGCCCGGCGTGTGGCCGCCGCCCTCGAGCACCTTGCCCATCGTCCCCGCGCCCCCGGATACCCCGCCGGGCGTGATCTGGCCGCCGTTCCTGCATCCCGACCAGGGCCTGCCAGGCGCGCCGCCGCCGGTTCCCGGCCAAGGCCTGCCGGGCCAGCCGCCGCAGCCCGACCAAGGCTTGCCCGGACATCCGCAGGGCAAATTCTGGATCGTCGCCGGCATCCCCGGCTATGGCTGGCGCTATGTGTGCGTCGATCCGAGCCTGACCCCGACCCCGAAGCCGCAATGAACTAGAGGCCACCTGGCCGCTGCCGGGGGACTGACAGGCCCCCCTACCAGCCTCGGCGGCGGCCTTTTTTGAGAGAGAGAGGAACGCCTATGAAAAACCTGGCACTTGCCGCGCTTGCCCTCGCCGGGGCCGGCCTCGCCGCCACCCCGGCCCACGCCGTCCTGCAATTCAGCGCCAATATCGGCGGCACCACATTCTCGTGCGTCGACAACGCCGCGTGCGACACCAACCCGCTCGTCGGCACCATCACCACGGGGACGCAAACATTCGGCGCGGTCACCTTCCTGGGATCGGCCCAGACCCAGACGACGGGGGCCAGCAACACCTTGGACACGACCTCATTCCAGATCACCAATAGCGGGGCCGCGGCGGTCGCCATCACCATCGCCGTCGGCGGCACCAGCTTCGTCGGACCCGTGACCAGCCTGTCCGAATCAGGCTCAGGCACCTGGCAGAACGCCGCCGGCTCGACCATCGACCTGACCTACTATGCCGACAACGCCAACACGCAGGGAGCCAACACCCCGACCGACCACCCCGGCATCCTGCAAGCCGATTCGGGCCTCTTCACCGCGGCCGGGCTGACCGACTCGTTCAACTTCAACCACGTCTCGGGCTTCATCGACCCGGATCTCTACTCGATGACCCTGGAGACCACCGGGACGATCGCGGGCGCGGTCGGCGGGGTCGCCTCGCAACTGACCGGCCGCTCGCAGGCGATCGTCGCGACCGCGGTGCCCGAGCCCGGCACCCTCGGCCTCCTCGGCGCAGGCCTGATCGGCCTCGGCCTCGTCGGCTGGAAGCGCAGGCACGGCGGCTTCGCCGCGTAAATCCGTTCCCCTGGGTGCTTCCAACATCCACCCAGTGAACTGGGGGCCGCTGCCGGCACTACCCCGCTGGCAGCGGTCCTTTTTTATGTTGGCCGGTAAACCGCCGCGATGTGGCGCGCGAGCGCCAGCGGGATCTTGGCGATCATCGCCGAGGCGAACTTCCGCCCCGAGGTCTTGCTGCCGAACCGCCGCTGCAGCGAGGCGTCCTCGCCCGGGCCGAACCAGTCGCTCCCGTTCTTGATCGCGGTCGCCTCCCGGCGGCGCGCGTCGAGGGTCTCGTCCCACCACGCCGCGCCCGACCCGCCCTGCTTCACGCCCTCATGCTCGGCGGGGTTGGTCCAGTGCCCTGCCGTGCGATGCGGGACACCCTTCATCCCGTCTCGGGCCAGGGCCTCGACCGGGTTCTGCCCCTTGCCGCTCCCCGTGTTGTGCGCCACCGCGAACCACGAGCCGCCGCTGTTTTTCGTGTGGTGGTCACGCCAACCTGCGTTGGCAAAACCAGTCCAACCGATACCCGGAACATTCGCGCCGCAGCCTACCGACTTCGCTGCCCTGAAGACGATCGGCATCAAGGCCGGCACGTCGCCCCACAAGTAGAAGCTGCCGTAATTCCAGCGCGCCCGCCCGACCCATTTCTGGGCCCCGCGCACGTTCTCGACCACCAGGGGGATGTGACGCCCGGCCGCGGCGCTCGCCTCGCGCTGCAGCCTGAAACAGCTTTCAAACAATGTGTTGTCCGGCGGCGGC